CCGCTGAGATTGGGATGGCGATTGAGATTGGGATGGCGATGAAATGAACAAAGAACGAGAACTGTTGATACAAGCAATTGATGCTTATGACATTGCATCAAGCCCTTGTTCTGACAGGCTGTATCACGCCTTTGAAGAAATTCGTAATTACCTTATTTGCGAGCCAGAAAAGAAGCCGATGACGGAGGGGGAGATTGCCAAGGGGTTTTTGCCAGAACCAACAACGGGTATGAAAAGATTTAGGGCTGGCGTCCGTTTCGCAGAACAGCACCACGGGATAGGAGGAAAGGAATGAACTATCCAGATGAAATTAACTGGAGATTGATTGTTGGAAACCTTCGCCGGAGCGGATTGACTCACGCGACAGTAGCAATGGAAACTGGGTTTTCAGTTGGAGAACTTCTACAAATGGAATCTGAAGTTTATTATCCGCCGTACATCAGCATCATGAAGCTTCTGGATCTTCATCATGAAAAGTGTCCGGGGAAGCATGAATTGATTGCTAACCATAGCATTGAAGAAAAGGAAAAATCATGACAAACAATGACCAAAATTTAATCCAACAAATGATTCGAGCCGGGAAAATGGACGCAATAAGAGATTTGCTTCCTGAATACCATCAAGCTCGAACTGAAAGAATGATTGAAGAAATGGGGGAGAAGTATATCCTCCATCCTAAAAACCACGTCAAAAGGCTTAAAACACCTTTAGCGCACTAAAAGGAAAGGATATGAATGATGAAATTTGGTATTTTCTGTTTTTGATCGGAGCCGGGATCGGTTGGATCATGAATATAGTTGAATTAGCTCATGCCGATGCAATCAATGGCATGGTAATTTTAAGGGCGGTGGGTATTTTTGTCTTTCCTCTTGGTTCCGTACTTGGTTATTTATGATTGTTCGGCAGAAGCAGATTTGTTAGATGATTGCATAGGATTGCTGATTGTTTAACGTTTAGGCTTTCCGATGATCTTCCTCATTTCCTGTTCAAATTCGTGATCTTCTTTGCACCAATCATCACAAAAAGATCCGAATTCTATAGGAGCGTTACAAGCTAGGCAGTATCCATCTTGATGCTGCCTTTTTAATTTTGGGCCTCGATGCTTTTCTTCATCGTAATCCTGCCCGTCTTCAAATGGTTTTGTCATAACCGCCCTTCAATGTCATAACCACATTCAGCCCCAACTATCGCGCCTTTATCAAATTTGAGATAGATCACCGACCCTGTTGGGTAGCAGTTGAGATAATGACTTGCACAGCTCATTTGAGAAGTTGACGTCCACGCACATAATATCGAAAAAATGATTCGCCTTCTGCATCGCTTTCTATTTTGTCTCCGTTGATAGAAAGATACATTTTCTGTGGAACTGGAGGCATTTCCAGTTTTGGGCACGAGGCCGTTGGTTTGATTTCTGGCTGCACTCTTACGCACCCAGAAAGCAGCAAAAACAAAAAAACGGCTAGTCCTCTTCTATAAGGCAGCATATAGAGTTTTCTCAGCCTTGCGCCTTCTGACAAGGCCCACAACCACGCTTCCGTTATCGTGGGTCCAATTCATAAAAGCATTTGCTGCTCGGTCGTATTGGCCCCTGCAGTGATATTTGAAAGCGTCAGACGTGTGCAGCGCGCCCATGCCTATGTTAAAGCCTAAACAGATAAGAGCATCGAACTGATTCTGAGTCGTTAGAATGCCATCAAGGAAATGAGTGAGGATGCTTTCACGAGAGGCGAGGTCTGCGCTGAGCTGCTGGACGCAATGTTCTTTTGTCCAAATCATGCCTTTTTTAAGTTCTTTTCCCGTGTGCCCATAACCAATCGTTAGGACTCCACCCGTATCAAAATATGCCGTAGTTCTACAGCCTTCGAACTCGGCAATAAGGTTTATTCCAGTTTGACTGGTTTTCATTTTCTTCCGTCCTTCAAAACGTCTTGAAGGTCTTCAGAAGGATCAATTGTCTCGACCTTATCTCCCGTGGTCTTGAATCCAACAATGCCCGTGACAAGGCTAATAATAGTCAGAAGAACCCACTTCCACGTTCCATCTTGCATTGATGAAACAATACCGATTGCAGGAACTAAAATGGCGTAAGCATTGAAACCTTGATTGGTGTTCAAGTTAGCCATTGGCTCGCACCGCAAGAAGAAGAAGCTTAACGATAGTGTCCACCGCCGTATTGCTGAGACTGGTTGCAAAAGACTTCACCAAATCTGCAGCGGATTGATGTTTAATTACAGAGTCGATTGCACGTCCTTCTAAATCAGAAATCAGGTTTTTGATTCGAGTGATTTGAGGGATACTAAGTTGGCTATCAGACAGCCATTTAACAATCAAACTAATAGATGTAGAAATTATGATGTTCATTTTGTACCTTTTTTAATCGTTGATTTCTTAATTGGAGTTTTCTTTGGAGCTGCCTTTTTGATTGCTTCTACTGGTTGATTAAGGTTTGCCTTTGGCTTGGTGGCCTTGAGCTTTTTGTCTGGATGGTGTTCTGGATGGCGGTCGAAATAAGAACCTATAACTGGCTCAGCATCGAATGATTTGGGCTTGAAGAGTGACAATAAGCGTTTGAACATCGCTACTCCTTGTCGGCTTTCCGATCTAGCTTGGTAATTATGAGGTCTAGCGTGTGCTCCATTCTTGAGAGCCTTTGGTCTAGGTCTGTCTTTTTAACGTATTCGTTGGGAAGCAAAAGCTCCAGATTTCTCATATCTCTAGCTAACTGGCTTTGATTGTCAGATACCGTCCGTTGGCTGGTAGAAATGCTTTTTGTCCACCATCCAATCACACCACTGACGATCATGTAGAACAGAGATACTGCAGCGATAGTTGCCTCCCAGCTCATAGTTGCTCCTTATTCAGCAGGAGCGGATTCTTCTCCTGCTGGCTCTGCTTCAGCTACGGGAGCTTCAACAGGCGCGGGAGCCTCTTCCTTGGCGATTTCATCGGCCTTTGCTGCAAGGTCTGCAGCGACTTCGGAAACAAGCTTTGCTTCTTCAGCTTCGACCCATTCAATAAGCTCTTTCAATTCCTTACGAGCTTCAGTGGTTAATTCCAAAACCAGTTGCTTCAGTGACATATTTATCCTCTTTTAATAGTCTAAACGTTTGCAGGATCTTCAGCACCCGAAAAATTTTGTTCATTCTCAGCAGAAACTTTTTCAGCTTGAATTTGTGGGATTGCTTGAATCTTAATCTTCATAACTGTTTCTTCAACAAGTTCCATTGGTAATTTACGCAATCCGGCAACGATTGCTTCTACTTCTGGTATTTCTAACGTTAAAGTTATGCTCATTTTTTCCTTTTAAACAATTGGTTTATTTGGAGGCGTTGGTAGCATAGCCACAAACGCTTCTGCAGTATCAGGCAAAGTGCCTTGTTCAATAGTGTACGCTTCAGCCCAATAGCTGTCACGCCAAGCAATTAAGGCTTCAGCATCTGCTTTGTATTGGGCATTTGTTGAAAACAAATAAGATGAAGCTGAAATGAGCGAATCATAGCCCCATGATTTTGCCACAAGATCCAAATTATCTTGAGCAGCAGCTTCGTATATGCTTATAAGTTCTTCATTTGTAAAAACTTTGTTGGTTACAACAACTGCACCGTTAGAGTTTACGGAAATCACTCCACCATTCGATTGAGATTGCATTAAGCTAATAAATTCAGCTTTAGAAATCTCAATTGCTGTTGATGGGATATTTGGATAAATTTCTGAATCATAAAACCCAGAACTTTTTGGGTCGAAATACTTTGTCATGAATGTTCTCCTTAGTATCCAACAGCCATCCAATGGAACGTTTTTACAGTTCCAGGATTTGTGTAAGCGTTATATTGAGAAGTTGAAGCTGCACTTATTCCCATTGGATATAGAGAATAACCAATATCGCAAGCAACAATGCTAAGGCAAGCATTAGGAAAAGTCGTGGGAAAAGAAAATGTTCCTGCGCTTGAAATAGTTGCTACGCCCCATTGAGTGAGTTCACCATTTGGCAAGTATTGATATCCACTGGCAGATAAAGACGAACCAAACTGAATAAGCTGGGTATAGCCAGAAGGATTTGATGAATTGTATGGCGTATAAGTAAGAGCGGTCGTTACATCTGAGCTGGTAAGCGTAACTGCGCCCGATCTTGTGTTAAAGGTTGTTACAGCAGAAGATAAATATCCTGCAGGATTGCTTGAGTTGTATGGCGTAAAGCCGAGTGCAGAAGTCACGTCCGTTGCAGTCAATGAAACCGTTCCGACTCTTCCATTGAAACTTGCTACTTTTGCAGAATCAGCAAAAACGATATTTGTACCGTCACCATAGATATAGGTCGATTGACCCTGAGTCAATGTCACGCCAGTACCTGAAGCGGTCTTTGCCGTCAGAGTAAATGCTCCGGTCGTATTGTTCTGAACAATCCATTCCCCAACGACTGCTGGGAAAATCAGGTTCCTTGCAGCTGTAATTGCCCCAGAAACAATTAAAATAGGGTAAGCAGATTGAAGCTGGGTAAGCGTTACGTCAGCAGTCGTGATGCTTATCGCTTGTGAACCCTCAAATGCAAAAGAAGTCCATCCAGCACCGCCCGTGTCGGGATTTGTTGTATTATTTTCTGCCGTACTTACCCAAAGACCAGCAAGATTAGCGGATTGAAGGATAGATCCTTTTGGATAACCGCTTATAGTGCTCGAAAAAGATGAATCATAAGCAAAAAATCCTCCGGCTTGTTGCCATTGTGTGATTGCCGTTATTTCATTAAGAATCCCGTTGAAATCTGCACCAAATGGGGGGACACCGCCTGAGCTAATAGCTTGAAAGGTCAAAGGCGGAAACCCATCCGTCAAAGATGCTTTACCGTTAGTAATTCCAATTTGGGAGGCTGTTGGAATTGTGTTTTTGTAACTTGATCCAGCAGAACTAGCAAAAGGAATAGGAATTTTTGTAGGAATGTTTGTACTTTGCATGATTGATCCTGTTAATAAGTGACGTTGACGAGTACACCAGCGGGTCTTGGAAACACGCCTGAATTTTGCACAATAGCAAGCTGCCAAGCATTAGGTATAAAGTTGAAATGATACGTCAAACTCATGTTCAACCCATCAACAACATAAGCCACCCCATAAGGACTTCCACTGATAGAAGTTCCAAAAAAATACTGCAGGAAGGAATTGATGTTGGGAATTGCTAAGTTGCTAATGTTTACGGCAGCTTTAACCATAATCAAACGCCTATAAACGTCATCCGACAAATAATAAGTTGTAGTCTGAGCTGTTCCCAAATAAAAGGAAGCTTGGTTAAATGGTTGCGGTCCTGTGCTGGCATAAGGAGCAAGATAGGCTTCATCAAAGCCTAAATAATTGGGAGAGCCCGGAATTTGCAGATACCGCGAAACGTTAACAATCTGCCCCCAAATATCAAGACCACTTCCAACAGCCGTGTTTACGTCCCAAATGTTTGCATAAAACTGTGCGATGTCACTTGCTGGGTCTACAGCGTCATTGTATGACTTCAACAGCGAATAAATCGTTGGAGAATTGTAGTATTGGCTAAGAAGCGTCTCGTCCCAGTTTTGCATAATTACACCAGCGTCACTGTTACGTTTGAAGCAGAAAGAACTGGAAGCTGGTCAATGCCGAATGCAACCAAAAGCGCAAATTGCAGAGCTGTGCCATTGCCTGAGCTTGCGCCAATAGTTGCAGCGGTGAATGTTGAGCCCACCGCATAAGTGACCCCGGAAGTTCCTGCTATCGTGTTCCACTGCGTTTGCGTAGTCGAGCCAAGCGTCAAAATTTGATAGACCTGACCAATAACAAAAGATCCAGCGGTTACTGAATTGTAGGCTGCAAGATAGACTTCTTCGATATTTACATAAGGGCTTATCGCGTTGATGTTGGCGTAATAGCGCCCTGAATAAGTAGTCTGCCCAATGTAAGCAGCTTGCCCCCCGTCTTGGCCGTT